TTGCTAGGTTTATTAGTGTTGGAATGGTGCTAATTGCTGGCGGCGGTGGCGGTGCTGGTCGTTATTACGGCGGCGGCGGTGGTGCTGGCGGCATGTTAGAAAATGCCTCTCTTCAACTTTTATCAGGGTCAACTTACGCTATAGAGATAGGTGCGGGTGCCAGTGGTGGCGGTCCCAATACTGCCGGTGGGTTTGGTAATAATAGTACGCTCATAGGCACTGCTGTAAATCAAGCGGCTATTGGTGGTGGCTCTGGCGGTTCAACGGGGGCTGGTGGTGCTGGTGGCTCTGGCGGTGGCGCATATTCGGGCAGTGGTGGTGCTGGTACATCAGGACAGGGAAATGCTGGTGGCTCTGCATCAGGCGGCGGTGGCGGTGGGGGCGGCAAAGGCGAAGCTGGTAACACTGATGGCAACATGGCTGGTGGTGATGGAGCTAACCCAACAGTAACTGGGCTTACATCACTTGGCCCGTTTGCTGGCGGTGGCGGTGGAGCTATGAACGCTAACATAGCATACGCTATCGGCCAAGGCGGCACAGGTGGTGGCGGTAATGGAGCGGCTGACTATCTTGGAGGTGCGGTACAAGCTGTTGCTGGAACTGTAAACACTGGTGGCGGTGGTGGTGCTGGCTGTTGGAGTAATACACCAAATGGAAAAAATGGTGGTTCTGGCAGATGTATACTTATTCTTCCTACCGCAGATTATACCGGAATAACTACAGGTTCACCAACCATAACGACATCAGGAAGTAATACCATCATTACCTTTCTGTCTGCTGGTTCATATACTGCGTAGGAGAAAGTAATGGCACATTATGCAAAAGTACTGAATGGCGTTGTTACTAGGGTAATTGTAGCAGACCAAGACTTTATAGATAATATGGTAGAGCAAGAAGCTGGCGAGTGGCTTCAAACTTCTTACAACACTGTAGGTGGCGAACATCTTAATGGTGGAACTCCACTAAGAAAAAACTATGCCGGTGTTGGTTTTACATATGATGCAGAAAGAGATGCGTTTATTCCGCCACAACCCTATGCATCTTGGAAACTTGATGAAACTTCTTGTACATGGCAACCACCCACTCCTCATCCAGATGATGGGCTTTATCGTTGGGATGAAGAAACAACTAGCTGGGTAGCGGAGTAAGTAATATGGCTAAGAAACCAAAACTTACCAGAACAAAGTCCGGCGTGGTGTACAGAGGTGAACGCTTCCCCGGCGTGAATAAACCTAAACGTGCGCCATCATCCAGCAAGAAGAAGATGAGGGTCCTCGCAAAAGAGGGCGACAAGATGCGTGTAATTGAGTTTGGAGCAAAGGGTTACGGACATAACTACAGTGCCGGTGCTAGAGCCAACTTCAAAGCTAGACACAACTGTAAGACAGCTACGTCAAAACTAACGGCTCGTTACTGGTCCTGTAAAAAATTATGGGCTGGTCCGGGCGGTAGTAAAAAGGCACCGCCCAAAGGCTCTAGGAGAAAGTAATGTTTTATGCATCTGTTTTCTTTTGTTGGGTAGCTTTTGAGGGGCCTCAATGTTTGGTAGCGCAAGATACTGAAGGACCTTATGTCGAACGAGAACAGTGCGAAACAAGATTAAGAGAAATGGAATTTACAATTCATTCACAGATACCGATGTCCACCGTGAGAGCAAAACTCTGTGAACAATTAAAAGAAGGAAATGTCTGAAAGATGAAACAACGGTCTAAGACAGAATACATCGTTATCCACTGTGCCGACACCTATGAAACTATGGACATAGGCGCGGAAGATATTCGCAAATGGCATGTCGAAGAGCGTGGATGGTCAGACATTGGATATCACAAAGTCATTCGCCGGGACGGTACTGTTGAGACAGGACGAGACATAGACGTGTCTGGCGCACACGCCGCTGGTTATAACTCTGTGTCTGTAGGCATATGTCTAGTTGGCGGCAGAGGACAAGATGATGAGGCTGAAGATAACTTCACGCCACAACAATGGGAAAGTCTGGAAGGACTAGTAGACGAATTACAAGCTAGTTACCCAGATGCAGAGGTCCTTGGGCATAGGGATTTACCAGATGTACAGAAGCAATGCCCCGCATTTGATGTGCGTAGTTGGCTGTACTCAACCCGACAATGAGGTGAAGTCATGATGAAGAAAAAAGGTAAAGGCAAGGGCGGTAAACGCTACTAATTAGAAGGAGATTGTTATGCCGAGAGGACCCGGAACATATGGTTCAAAGATGGGAAGACCCCCATCAAAAGCAAAGAAAGCTAAAGGTCTGACCGACAGACAAAAAGCTACCTTAAAAAAACATAAGGTTCATCACACAGCAAAGCACATGAAAATGATGCGTGAGTTAATGATGAATGGAATGTCATTTACGCAAGCACATAAGAAAGCGATGTCAAAAGTTGGCAAGTAAAAAGAAAATGAAGCGGCCAAATAAAATATGCGCGGCGGGTATCGCTTGGGCAAAGCGAACCTTTGACCGGTATCCGTCAGCGTATGCAAACATGGCCGCTTCTAAATATTGCAAGGACCCTAACTATGCCAAAGGCGCGAAAGGCAAGAAGCGCAAGAGGAAAAAGTAATGGGTGAATTAAAGAAATGGGTGAAGCAGAAATGGGTGCGTATCGGAACTGATGGCAGTATCAAGGGTGCGTGTGGCACATCAAAGAACAAGAAGAACCCAGACCGTTGTCTACCACTCGCGAAAGCTAGGAGCCTTACAAAGGCACAGAGAGCGGCAACAGCAAAAAAGAAGAAGGCTTCAGGCAAAAGAAAACAGTTTGTGCGAAACACTCCAGCCGCGAAGGTTTCGTCTAAGAAGGGCAGAAAGAAGAGAAAGGGCTAATGTTCAACCTTGGGAATAAGATATGGACCCGATTACAATCGCTACCGCCGCATTCGCCGCGATTAAAACTGGTGTTAGTGTGGGAAAAGATTTGCAGTCGCTTGCTGGAGATATCGGTAAGCTCTGGGGAGCTATTGACCAAATTAAGGACGAACATAATTCAGAAAAATCAAAACGCCGTGGCTCTGTTGAAGAAGAAGCTCTGCGTACTTTTATGGCTAAGAAAAAAGCTGAAGACATGGAAGATGCCCTTCGCCAAATAATATATGCCACACGCGGCATTAATGGTTGGAATGAACTGGTTAGGCTCAGAGCGCAGATAAGAAAAGAAAGATTAGAAGAGAAGCACCGCCAACAAAAGAAAGCGGAAGAAATAAAAGAAATTATAGTGGCCGGTGTACTGGTCACAATTTTTACCAGCATGCTGTGTTTCTTTGCATGGTTTGTTTGGGAAGCAAAAAAAGCTAGAGGTTAACATGGATATTTGGAAAACCGCTAAAGAAGTTCTGGGTGTTGTGGCACCTACTATTGGCACCGCTTTGGGTGGGCCGATGGGTGGCGTAGCCGCACGGACTTTGGCTACGTCATTGTTAGGCAAGTCTGATGCGACTGAGCAAGAGATTATCTCTGCGGTAACGGGCGCATCCCCGGAACAGTTAGCCATGTTGAAAAATGCAGAGCTTGAGTTTCAGACAGAAATGAAAAAGCTAGACATAGACCTCGCAAGAATAAACATGCAAGACCGAGACAGTGCTAGACGTAGACAGGCAGAGATGGGTGATCATGTGCCGTCTGTGCTGGCTATCATGACCCTCGTATCTTTCTTTGGCTACATTGGTGCCGTCACATTCTGGCCCGGCGGTATTGATGCAGATATAGGATTTATTAACATTGCAGTAGGTTGGCTTGGCGGGACAGCGTCAACAGTCGTGGCTTACTACTTTGGTTCAAGTGCAGACAACAGTCCGAAGAAGGGAAATAAATAATGGACATGACAGAGTATCAGGAAGATGCCATTGAGACAGCAATCTATCCAGACAAGGCGAAGATACTGTACCCAACACTGGGTTTGGTAGGTGAAGCTGGCGAGGTAGCAGAGAAGGTAAAGAAAGTTATTAGAGATGAAGGCGGCGTATTCACAGAAGAAAAAAAAGTCGAGCTTGCAAAAGAGCTTGGTGACGTACTGTGGTATATCGCAAACCTTGCGGCAGACCTAGACATGGAACTTAACCTGATTGCCACTATGAACCTAGACAAGCTGGCATCAAGAGCGGAGCGCAATAAACTATCCGGGTCCGGGGACAACAGATAATGGCAAACTTTCAACAAGCATCCACCTTCCTACGTTCACTAGGCCGCGCCGCATTACCTGATGCTATGCGTTCAGAAAAATATACCGAAGATGATTTCAACGAAGGTATGATGCGTGTGCTGACAGACTTTGTTCAAGCAAACTATGCTGGTAAAAAACCCGGCACATATGGTGTGGACTACCCTGCCCTGAACAGATACTTCAAAGAAGGTAACGTAGTCACAGGCAAAGGTAGTAAGTTCTCAGACGTTGGTGCGCTGAAGACAGTGTTAGGTCAGTTTGATGTCAAGGTGAATGAAGACGGTTCTTTCACTATCTTGGATGACTATAACTTTAATCAACAGGATGAGTTTGGTAATCCGATGGCTCGGCAAGCTACTATGGGTGATGTGTTCAGCCGGTTGAACCCTATGCAAGATTATAGAGGCGGCTTTACTGACCGCCTCTATGGTGCCGCTCGTATGCTTGGCGGCGTTGTTTTACCTGAAGGTGGTTCTAATTCAATCCCAATTGAAATTAGTATACCTTCGCAAGCAATGCCGGTATCCACTCAGCCAGCAACTGCATCAGTAACAGGACCTCTTTCTCGACCATCTCAACCTTCTTTCGGAGACTTGACAGCTATGATTGCTGAAGCCGCCGAGCAGTCGCTTCAACGGAAGAAAGAGGCAAGTGTGGGACCCAATATGGGGTTGCCGCTTGGCTAAGTTTGTGCTGTTTAATCTTGTGTCTAAGCCTTAGAATATAATAGCACATGCAGACAAACACCAACGGTTCAATGATGACAAAAATCCATATGTTGATTTCATTGTATGTCATCCCGATGTGCTGTGCCATCACGTTTAGCAAATAGACGCACTGATTAAACGTCCAATCCATTAGTTCATTATAAGTCATTTAACTGCCTTTCTGTCTGTGTCACATTGTGTGTCACATCAGACTGCGAAATCTGCGAAATCTGTGTGACACACAAGTTTTTACCCACTTTGGGTAGAACAGTTAAGTCATTGACTTTACTAACAAATATGGCAGGAGTGACAGGACTTGAACCTGCAACACCCGGTTTTGGAGACCCATGCTTTATTAGTAATGTATTAATCATATCAATAACTTAACCAACAGAGACCGGTGAGTGTGTCAGTCCCTGTGTCATACCTTTGATTGCGTCATGCAAAGCAGAAGGTAATATGTGTGCATATTTCTGTGTAATCGAAATATCAGAGTGGCCTAATATTTCCGACACATATTCTATGCGAAGTCCATTTGCGAGAGCGTGTGTGGCAAACGTATGCCGCAAATCATGCCAGACAAAGTCCGTTATTTTAGTGTTGTCTAGACACGTCTCCCAAGCTGTGCGATTGCTAAGAACCCGGTCACCCGTGTCCTTGTTGTAGAACACAAAACCACGAAGACAACGAGGTTGTGTTGCCAGTGTCTCCATAATTTTTGTGGCCTCATCCGTCAAAGGCACCACTCTATATTTACCGTTCTTAGAAATTTCTTTGGGTATAATTATCTCCTTGCCTTTGGCAGTACTCCGGTAGTGTTCCCACTTCATGCTGAACTGTTCGTTCCACCGCAAGCCAGTATGAACAGCAAACTTTATCTGAAGATATAGGTCTTTGCTGTCGGACTTTGTTGCCATTGATAACAGGTGGTCCAGTTCATTTTCTGTGAGGTAACGGATACGGTCTTCACTGTCCTTTAGCTGACGGGTATCAAAGTTTGCCACAGGATTAAACTTCACACGGTCAGGCTCTTCACTTACCCACCACACAAACATCTTACTCAATAGCCGGATGTCACGAAGAATGGTTGCATCCGTGACACCTTGTTCCCTGCGATAGTAGACGTATTCTTTAATATCCCTAGTAGTTATCTGGGATAGTGTGGTGGCAGAAAAGAAAGGTGATAGTTTTTTACTGCTAGTAAAATACCGGTCTGCCGTGCTTTCTTTGACGGCTCGTTGGGTAAATAAAGTCTGTCCGTTTTCAAGTGAAAGACCACAGTATTCTTTTAAGAACACTAGCATGGCCTGTGCATAAGAAACATCAGAGGCTTGCTTCTTTTGTTCCTCAATAGTTTCTAATCGTAACTTCGCCGCGAGACGCTCCGCTTCCCGTTTAGAAGTTGCTTCAGTTGCTCTTCTGTATTTAACGCCCTCAATGAAGAACTGGGCGTACCAAGTTTTACCACGTTTGAACGCTGACATTCGTACTCTCCTTTATTTGTCCAGTCTGTAAGTTTGTCTAGTTTGTATCTCCAAGTTTTTTCAAACCTAAAAGCAACCCCCTCTAGACGGCCAGCCTTTGTCCAGCTATACACCGTAGACGTACTTACTCCTAAGTACTCAGCCGCTTGTTTGGTTGTAACAAAACCTGTTGACAACATTATAATGGTGTCCTTATATTATAAAGTCAATATTGATTGGTAACGAAAGATGACTGACGAAGACTTTAAAAAACTTGAGATGCGAACATACGCTATAGATATATATCTACAGAAGGTTCGGACTTGGGTAACAGCAAGAGGTTTTTCACCACACGGCCTAGCCCGTAATTGCGGACTTGGACCCGGAACTTTAGCCAAAATGTTTACACCTGATTGGAACCCTAGAGCCGACACATTACGCATCCTTGAAGACTATATGATGGACTTTGACGAGAGACGAAAGAACGCAGAGAAAAACAAGCCAGCTTAAATTAGCTTGAGTTGTGTTTCACTGGTTTCTTCTTCCTGTAATGCATCAATAAGCCATTGCAGATACACTGACGCTTTACGTAGGTCCTCTATCTGGTTCTTATCGCGGAACCGGTGAAGATACTTCTTTGCGTTTCCCTCACAGAAATATGAGAAGCCAACCGGACCCATACTATCTTTGATGTAATCAATACATTCGATGTTCCCCCGCGTGTAGTGCGGGGGATTATCGACCATGTCTTTTTTATCTTCTTGTCTCATCTTCCAAAGCATCCAATCATAATATCTGTCAGGTTCTTTATCAGACACCGCAACTTCCCCCATGTCCGGTTATGTCGCAAATGTCATGGGTCTCGACAGCTTCTTCAAACTCTTCACCCAGTTTGCTCTTTGCTTCTTTGTAATCGACAGAGACCAAAGGCTGTCCACCACGCGAACCATCTGGGTAGCAAGTGAAGCCACGTAGACGGTGCATGTATTTCGCAAGGGTCTCTGCAAACGGACGGACTGTGTCTTCGTTGTTCAGCTTGGAACCCCATGACGGTAAATTGATTGTGCTTGAGATAGACATGTCTACATAATCTTGCACGTCTGCTTGAAATGCCATGCGGCGTTCATAGTCCGCAGACAAGTCCAACGCACTCTCAATCTTTTCTGGCTGGATATCATAGCGGTCAATCACAGCTTGCGCCGCCGCATCCACCACATACTGATAGTGCCACTTGCTACCGCCCTTCAGATACCGCCTCTTATATGCAACAGCAAACAGCGGTTCGATGCCTGTGGTGGTAGCGGCTAAGATTCCGATAGAACCAGTCGGGGCAATGGCGCGAACCTTGACCGGTCTGCTTATGCCCAAATCATCTGCTGTCTTGTTTGATACATGGTCAGACACAGACTTGTAGACATGCAACCAGCGGTGCATTTCTTCTGTGACTTCATACTGCTGTCCGCGCTGGAGCAACCACTCATGCATACCCATGAGACCCAAACCAAGACGGCGGTTCTTTTCACGAACCTTATATACCTCATCATATGGAAGCTGTGCTTTTAGTGTGCCACAAATCAGGAACTTGGTAGCCAGTTCTACACACTGACGGAACTCAGCAATGTCTTCTATTCGAGACATGTTCAATGAGCCAAGATTACAGACATCACTATCATCTTCAGACGTGACTTCTGTACATGCATTACGCAATGTCTCGTTCTCGTTCTCGAAGAAATTAAAGCTGAACCCCGGCTCCGCTGATGACAGAGCCTGACGTGTGTTGTCGTAGAACAACTCTGGCAACTTCCCAGTTCGCCAATAATCTTCTAAGAACTTGGTGTCCCAGTTGACAGATATATTAGTCATGTCTAGTGGGGCCGCATAATTAAAGTCAGCTTCTTTCAGATCAGCTACAGTCTTGTCTGTGCCAGCAACCGGCATAGACTTCCAATCTTTAGCACGTAAGAACGCTTCAACGTCTGAGTGTTGCCAGTTCAGAGATGCATAAATAGCTGAACGTCTGCTACCGCCCTGCATGACACGCCGACCAATCTCATTGATAGCTGTCATTAAATCAATCGGACCTGATGCTACACCGCCAGTCCGCTTGAGTGGTGCGCCTTTGCCACGCAGTATAGAATAGTCCACACCAATGCCACCGCCAGACATCAGACATGACATGGCTCGTTGAGACACAGCGGCCCATTCTTCACGGGTGTCTTCTTGGGCGCGAAGCAAATAACAGTTGTTGAAAAACTTTGCAGGGCGACCAGCGTAGTATAGATAGCGACCACCGGGTATGAAACGCATAGTCGCAATCATCCATTTCAATTGGTCTACTTCAGACTGTGGTAGCACACTGCCGCAGACATCATCGACCAGCGTGTTCGCCAGTTCTTCCCATGTCTCTGCGCCCTCGTGGCTGTACTTGTGGTGAAAAATACTTTCTGCAAATTCGTTGCGGAATACGGAAGTGTTTTGTTTATACATTGCGGACATCAATAAATACCTTACTTTGCCTCGCCCCAAGTCTTGCCAATGTCACCTTCGACCAGACCGCGTTGAGGTATATTTTTAAACAAAGACGTTGCGGCCCATCGCATTGTCTCAAGCATCAGTGCCAATGTTTCTTCAGCGTGTTCATCAGGAACTTCCGCAATCAGTTCATCGTGAACAACGTGAACCAGATAGGCTGGAATATCCCCCCAACATTTGGGGAACTTGCTAAGAGCCAACAGCATTATCTCTGCCGCACCGCCTTGGCACGGCGTGTTGATTGACTTGGTAAAAAGCTGAGTAGATTTGAACGGAGCGTATACCCGTCCTTGCGGTGTCCATAAGAACCCGCTCCTGTCAGCCCTTTCCCGTGTCTTTCGTATCCAATCCCTGAGACCTGTATAGAGGTCCAACACTTCGTGCTGAATTCTACCAGCCTCATGGACTGTGGTTGGATGCCCGTTAGTAGTCAGCACCTGTGCTAGACCCCTTGGACCCTGACCAAATAGAAGACCAAAGATGCAAGCCTTTGCGGCCTGACGCATCCACTTTCCCTCACCAGCTTTGAAGTAATCGTCACCGGTCTCGTTTGGATAGTCACCTTTGAAGCAGTGACGGGCGGTCAAAGTGTGAATATCCAAACCGTCTTCTATCGCGTCCAACAAAACCTTGTCTTTTGACAAAGCCGCTGGGACGCGAACTTCGATTTGACCATAGTCACACACCACCAGACTATGGCGGTCTTTGGATTTAAAAAGATGTCGGAACTCTGGCGTGGCATTAATAGTTTGCAGTGCCGGTTCTGTTACGCTGAAGCGTCCTGTTTCCGTGCCACCGATGCGAAAGTTTGCGTGTATACGCTGAGATACAGGGTTAACAAATCGTGTAAACTTCTCACCCAATGTGCTGTTATTTTTCTTTGCATCAGCCCATTCAGCAAGTGCCAGCAACGGTGGTCTAAACTCTTCCACAAGTTGAGTAATGTTTTCGAGAACCTCAACCTTGCCAACCTTTAACTGACCTGTGTCTGTCTTCGGCCAGTTGTCTGTAGTATATGGCTCACGTAACATCAGGTGATACCGCAACCAATTCGCAACTTGGGTTGTGCTGGCTGGGTTCTCAACGATGGGTGCGCCGTCCGCGCCACAAGAACTGAACAACTCAAGAGACTTCTGTCTACCTTCTGTGTCTCTGTCTGCCATGTCTACACACAGCTTCTCATGAGCCGTGCTGTCAAACCCTATGCCGTTGGTCATGACCTCGTTGACCGCTCTGATACTGGAGCGCATAAGATTATAGACCCATTCACATTCTTCGTAAGGTGTGCGCTTGCTGTCCTTGACCAACGCAAGCTGGGCCTCATGTAACAACCAAGTAGCTACCACGTCACCAGCCGCATACCGGACTTGCTCTGTGTCTAGCTCTGGCTTAGACCAATCGGATGCCTGTTGTTCTTTGCTAGGTTCTTTATCCAGAACAACGCGACATCTTTCGGCCAGCGTCTTCCGCTCTGTTGTAAGAGATACAAGGGCCTGTGCCTGAAGCAATGTGCAATGCGGATGTCTAAATGGTATGATGCCATGCTGTGTCAGCATCTTCACATCGAACTGTGCGTTATGAGCCAGCCACACAACATTGTACAAGTTGAGTAGACGTTTACCTATCTCATCAAACTTACCCAGCGACACAGCCCAGCGGTCTATTACATGCACCGCCCCCATGCCATCATATATCTGGAGAAGTCGGACTTGTCCTGTACCTACATTCAGCCCTGCCCGTTTCACATGTCTGGCTATGTCATTCAGTATGCTACGTGCATCGTCCATCTTATCTTTGACGGACTGTCGGTCTGCCTTTTGCTGGTCAGTCAGCTTGGCAATGACAGGAAACTTCTCAAACTCCTCGCGGATTTTGTTGTAGGTTTCCTGTTCAGAGCGGTACTTGTCTAGAAGAGACATGACAGCCGCTGTCTCAACATCGACAGACAAAAGCATCGGGTCCATCTGTGTATGGAACTTCAGCTTCTGTTCAAACTCTTCAAGCATGATGTCTACGTCAGCATCCGTAGTGATGAAGTTGAGTTCAACACCATGCATAAAGTCATGATATTTTGGAGTGGCGGCTGTCTCACCGCCCCCCAATACGTCCTGTAAGTCTGCCATGTCTATTCCAGAGGGATGTCTTTAGATGCAGATGAACCTTCGGTAGACGCTGTCTCTGTCTGGACAGGCGGCTGGTCATCTGGTGTCACCCACCGAGAAATTTCCATAGCAGGGATTTGCACCTTGCCATACTGACGATGCTTGTAATGGTCGGCAAAGAACTTCACCACCGGCACCTCGTTATGATGTGCGCCAGTGCGAACCTCTTTAATCCACTGCTTAATCATCTCGCCAGTTGCACGTTGCGCTCCATTGGATGAGCCGGTGAACTGGGCATAGATGTTTCCTTCCACACCCATGCTTGGAAGGATGTTCATTTGGAAGCGGACGTTCTTTGACCAGCCATCATTCTGCTGAGTAAAGGGTCCGTGGTCTGGCAACATGTCCTGTGATGCCATGTCTTCACCAAGGCCATACCAGATTTCATCTACGAGTTGGCCATCCTTCCAGCACACCCAGCCGAACTGGATATTTGGTAGGTCCGGCACAGCCTCAAAGCTGTTGTCTGGAAAGGTATCTTCTTCGCGCCCAATGACCCACTCACCTTTCTTGAACTTGATATACTGCATACCACCACTGGTTAAATCAGCGGTTGCAGTCTCAAGAGAGTTGGCAAGGGCGTCAATGTTTGCTACATCAAACTTAGGGGTTACAGCTAGTTGTGACATCTCTATTCCTTTTTGTTCTATGTCTGTGTCTAGATTAAGTGCGTAAAGTGACAGAGAGACGCGGTGAATACTCACCATCCGTTTGAAAGTCGCTAGGTTGTAGCCCCGCTTTTTCAAACTTCTCTTTGTCGTAACGCGGTGGTGATTTCTGTGCGTACACAGAAACCGAACCCCAGTCAGCTTTCACCTTCTTGGTGTCTGCTTCTGAGAGAACCTCTTTGATTTCCTGTTCTACATCACGCACCTTCTGCTCATTGTCCTTCTTATCGGAGACAAGCGCGGCACGTTTGGTAGCCAGTTCATACAGGCGTTGTTCAACAGCCTGTTCATAATTAGATTTTTCTTCGGTGGGCATTGCGGCAACAAGGTCACCGTTACATTGTCTGCGCCAAGCACAGTACTGACACTCGTCACCGCCCATCAACTTGCCCTCTGCCATAGGTAGTTTCTCTGGTGAGTACCAGTTGAATACTTCAAGGCTTCTGGCACGTAGACCGTCAGCTATCTTCTGGTCAAACGGTATAATGAAAGTCTTTATCTGCGAATAGAAACTGGCATTCACATATGTGATCACAGCATGTGTTGGCTCGTACTCTGTAAGACGGCGAACTAAGTCCATGCCTTGTTGACATTGCAGTGCGTGTACATGTTTTGGTTCTTTCAAGAAATCATACGGGCGCGGGTCAATAGATTTTATTTCATTGTAAACGCAGTTGGTCAGAACATCCGTGCCATCTACATTGAGCGGAAACAAATCCTTGGATACAAACAGTCCGTCCGGTGTGGCAGACTGATAAGCCAGCTTGTCCACTAGTGTCTGTTGACCCTCGTCTGTGGCCCAAAGTAACTGGATGTCATCTGGCAGACTGTGTTGCAAACCTTCGACAACCCAGTCTTCCATTGCATTACCGCGCTCTGCCGCACCGTAGTCTTGCACAAATCCGGTGTCTGGATGAATGTTATGCTTATCATAAACAAGTTTGCGCTGACACTGACCCACCTCAGATGCGCCAACTGTCATGGAACGGTCGTGTCCACCCCAAGTCTTGCTCTCTGATTTGCGGCTAATGTTTGATAACAACATGGCCTTTGGGTCTAGTTTAAAGTCATCCATCCTCATCATCGTCCTTATCTATTAGGTGTGAGTAATCACAAATCGGATTTGGTTTAGTTGGCGCAAAATACATGGCAAATTTACCGGCATCTGTAGGCGGGTGTAGTCTCTCACATGTATCGCAGAGCCTTTGTATTGCGGCATGTTGTGCGGTAAAGTGTTCCCCTATGCTCTCAGGTGGCTCACCACATATGGGACAAAGCATTGTCAATTCATTGTCGAGTTCAATCTCACCGTCTGTTTTGACAAGGTGATACTCGATGCGATTGCAGTGTCTTAAATCTGGCATTGCTCTAACCATAATATTCTCCCTTGGTTAAAAGGTTTTCCTTGTCTTTAGCGATACTTGACCAATCGCTTGGCGGGGGGTCGCTATTGATGCGGGTACTGGTGCAAAACGAAATCAAAAACACCACCGCACAGACAAAGCATTTGAGTTGGACCAAGACCTTTGCTGGCACTTATTTCGGAGTACCCCCCTGTTATGCGTTACCTTCTGTGTAACAATTGAATTCAATAAAATCGCCGGAGCGCAGTTTGTCGAACCGGTCTGCCGGTACAGTCCGCGCATCAAAAGAAAGCGACATGGGTTTACCGCTGACCATGCTCTCACCAGTCAAGGTGACAAACATTTCACCGTCAGGACCGTGTTTGATTTCGGTGGTACGATAGATGAAACCAATCTCATCAATCTCCATCTTGTGAATAGAACAGCTTTGTTCAACTTCTACTTTTTCCATTTCATATTTCCTTCATCATTTCATCAAAGACGTTGAGGTCTTTACTGAAGTCGCCATCAACAACCTTGTTCATCATGTCCATCTTGCTAGACAGCAACCTGTACAGGACACGGTCATATGTGCCTGACGCAATTACATAGTGGATGGTGCAAGGTGTCTTCTGACCTGACCTGTGTATGCGGTCTTCGGCCTGTAGCATTTCACCGACACTGAATGTTGCTTCAACAATCAGCATCTGATTTGCGACTTGTAGATTGAGGCCAGTGCCACCGGACCCAACCGTGGTAACCAAGATACGGGCTGGATACTTTGCCTTGGTTTCTTGGAACTTAGTGATAGCTTTGTCCCGCTCCACAGCAGATGTCTCGCCAGTGAAACCGACAGCTATAGGTTTGTGTTCTGATTTTGCTTTGCCACGCCTGTTAATTTCAGCAACCAGTAGATTTTGAATGCTGACATGATGGCAAAAGACCACCAGCTTTTCATCTGTGCTGTCCAGAAAATCAACAATCCAATCGACAGACTGTGTTACTTTAGACTGGCCTATGAACTGACGTAGCAAAGAAAAGTGTGCGTCACCCTGCTGAATAGCCTCACGAATATCATAATATTCTTGTGTCCATCCATTGTATTGGAAGAAGTCCAGAGGAATAACAGACCGTGTCTTAGAAGGTAGGTCCAAGCATTCTTCTTTGCGAACCCTATGCATTACGTTCTGCAACTCAGCATGTAATGCCGGTGCGTTGGTCAGACCATCACACACGTAACCGAACTTACCCTCATGCCCGTTGCAAAAGCGGCGAGTAAACTTATACCAATCGTAAAATTTATCAGGGGCTGTGAGGTTGAGGACCGGAAACAAATCTACCGGACGATTAATTATAGGTGTGCCAGAGAGACCTAAAAAGTAAGGGACTTTCTTAGCCAGTTTAACAACCGCTTTAGTGCGCTGTGCCTTGGGCGATTTGATGTAATGGCATTCGTCACATATAACAATCTCTGGTCGAACTCCATGTCGGTCAATGTGCGCGGCGGCTTTCTGAGCCATCGCATAGGATACAAGCACAACGGTCTGTTCATCTTCTTCGGGCCAGTTCTTTCCGTCATAATCAATAACCTCATGGGTTGGTAATAAACGATTTAACTCTGTCTTCCACTGTGCTTTGAGGCCAGCGGGTATGAATAAAATAATTTTTGAAAGCCCAAGAGCGTGACAAGCAAGTATTGCAGATATAGTCTTGCCGGTTCCCATTTCGTGGCCAAGTACCGCACGGCCCTCGTTCTTTAGGAAGAAACTTACAGCGTCAAGCTGGTGGTCGTATGGAGTTACACCAAACTCATTAAGAGCATTGCCCCAATCCGGCAAAATTCTAGAGTGCAAGTCCTCTGTTTGTGTACGAAGTATGTCAGCTAGTGACCGCGCATGTAGACTAACCTGTTGGTTAAACTTGACTGAGTATCCCTGCCCTTCCAACCGTGGCTTTATATCGTTGGCAATTAAATCATAAACACCAATGAGCATCATGGGTTCCATCCGTGCCATCTTAACCACCCAACTTTTTTGGGCTGGCTTGTAGGCACACTGTGGAATTTGGCCAAGTATGTCGGCCAACTGTGGGATGGGGTTGGTGGGGCGTAAAACCAAATCGAGGTTTGGCTCAAGGGTAACCTGTAAAGTCTGTGTCATTGTCCGTCTGTTCATTTGTCTGTTTGTTCTTGTAACATTACAATGGGGCTTTGTGTCTGTAGTGTCAACAGTATAATATGAAATTATTTCTAAAAAAATGGGCAAGATGTCGAAACACCTTGCCCACTAAGACAGACTGACAGGACGCAAGGTAGGGAGTAGACCTTGCTAAACCACTATATAATGTGGCCTACTTCAGATTACAACACATGTTATTGAAACTTACTATGGCATGTTGACAACGCGATTCTGTTAAATCATATTCGCACAAGACACAGACATAAGATGACAGTATAATAGGAATAAGATGGCAGAGGACAAACACACAATCGCAGAATTTTTATCTACCTTGCACCAAAACAAAACGTGCGGGGTCCTTAGTTTTGAGGCACTGGGTGACAAGCGGGTGATGTATCGCGCCAATGGCCGCAGTGCAGACAGCCTGTTTGAATGGATAGAAGAACAGACCAAAGAAAAGCGCGGCATATATATGAGGCAAGCGCGGCTGGACCCAGAGAGTACGACCTGTCGGAAGACTGATGTTTTAGAACTCACACATATATGGGTGGACATTGACGGCGCGGACGTAGACCGGTTGGATTATATAGTCAACGATTACAAGCCTACATATATAGTACATTCAGGTGGCGGCTTGCATGTTTACTGGCGTTTAAAAGAACCAGTACGTGATGCTGTGCAGTTTCAGAAAGCTGAGATTGTTATGAAGCAGTTGTCACAGGTACTGCTTGGAGACCCTGCGCCTACTCACATTGCCAGTCTGCTTCGCTTGCCGTTGACAATCAATTGGAAGTACGAGCCGCCTGTTCAGGCGAGGGTAGCACACGTAGAGCCGTGGCAAGAATATTCACTCTATGAATTGGAAGACATGGCTCTTGCAAATCAGGACCCATATGAAAAGGTTGTGGGGTTCCTGACCAGCAATGTCCGCATGGGCATGACCAGTCAGGACTGGGAACGTGTCATCAACAATCTATCTGTGTCGGGTTCTGCAAACGAATATGGCGGCAGAAACAATTGTGTTGTGAAGCTGGCTGGTTATTGGTCACGCAACGACATCAATCCAAAGACACAAATCAGAACGCTTATTGACTACGGTTGCACACTGCCGCTGATAGAGGTCCAAAGTATTGTCTCAAGGATATGGGAGCGCGAACATGCAGAGCCAATCTAATCTCGCGCCTAACCCAGCAGACCCAACACAGCGCATCATTAATCATGTGCAGTCAGCGCAAGCGGCTGGCCGTCAACCTCGCATGTCTGACATTGTGGGTGCGGCCATTGATGCTATGGTTCTACACTTCAGGCAGAACAGCGCAGACATATTACACACTCAGGACAAGTGGTACACCTTCGACCCAGCCGTTGGCATCTGGCGTGTGAAAGATGCGCTGTTTGTAGAGAG